GGATGCAGTTGTGAAATTACCGCCGACTCCGAGCCCGGCGAAGACAGGCACGCGCCCTATCACGACGAGCACATGTTTGCCGATGGAGTCGAGCGTCTCTTGCTCCGCGAGCTCGGCGCCGATTGGGGGGACTACTGCGCCGCCGTTGAACGGCTCGACTATCAACCGAAGGAGGGCCACCATGCCGACGACCAAGGGTAAGAAAAAACGGTTTACTGCTAAACAGGACCGCATGGCTTCGCACGTTGCCAAGTCGATGAAGAAGAGCGGCAAGAGCGCGAAGGATGCTAAGTCGATCGGATACGCGACGGTCAACAAAAACAAAGCCAAAAAGAAGAAGGCCGCCGGCAAGAAGAAGGGCGCCAAGAAGTCGAGCGCCGATTCTCAGGGGCGTAATATCGAAACGAAAACCAAGCCGAAACGAAAAGCGGCAAACCGCAAATCTCGCAATAAAGGAAGGTAGCCAATGCACCAGGGCCCACGACCGGTCGCCGATGTGGCAGCGCTCGCAGCGCAAGGCAGAGTCATCGACGCTCAAAAGGACCTCGCCGCTATTCAGTTCTCACAGAATGCGCGAGACACAAAAGTCAAGAACGCAATCAACTTCATCTTGCTCCCGCTTCAGACTAAGGACGGCGTGATTCGGCAAGAGCCCGAGTACGACGATCCCGAAGTTCGCCCGCATGTCGTCGCGGCGCGAAACGCGGCGTACGATTGCATCACGCACTATTTCGCAACGACAACCGATTTCGAAGACGGGCTTCCGGTTCGCGAAGCTCCGTCAACTGAGTTCGCGATAGCTTAGCGATGGCGACATTCACGATTCGGCGAAACCACCCGTACGCCGGGGTCGTGACTCTCTGCAAGTTAGCCGGCGGAGCGTTCGTCCCTAGAGAAATGCAGGTCACGGAGTCTGCCTTCATCGCAGCCGTTATGGTCTACATGAAGCAAATGTCGCCGACCGAAAGGACGAAACTCCGCCGGGACGCACCCGAAGCCCCCGCGCCGATTCCAGGCAACGGCGAGCAACGAACCTTTAGGGTCAAGAAGGCCGCGACCGCCGCGGCGAGCTAATGCCCCGCGGACCGCGAGCGGCGGCGATACCGCGACCCGAGCTCGGCCCAAAAGAATGGGCCGAAGCGCGCCGGATGACCAAGAGCACGTTTGCCTTTTGGCAGGCGACCGATAAGTGGCCGGTCTACGATCAGCCACACAAGCAAATGTTCGACATCTTCGATTCGGCCGGGCCGGATATGTCGAGGCTACGCCGCAAGCCGCTCTCTTCAATGTTTCTCGCGCCGCGGTTTTCAAATAAGACCTACGGCGTTGCTAAGAGTATCGCGCGCCGCGTGCTCGAGAACCCTGATATCTCCATTGGCATTTTCCGCTCGACCCGCGAAGAAGCGCGCAAGCTCTTGCGGCTGGTGCAAAACATTTTACGCAGCCCGAAGGTCGTGCATTATTTCGGCGACCCCTACTTTGGCGCAGAGGTGTGGAACCAAGATGCGATCGTCATTCCGTGGCGCACGATATCGCGCGCGGACCCGACGGTCTTCACGATGGGAACCAGTGGCACATCGACGGGCAACCATCCCGATTTTATCTACGGCGACGACCTTGTAACGGAAGTCAACTGCGACTCGATCAAAGAGCAAGAGAACCTGTGGAGTTATATCGAGGCGTTCGATCCGCAGCTTCCGTCGTGGGGCGCCGTGTTGCTTACCGGAACACGCTGGTCGGAAATCGATTGCTACGGTCGAATCGAGAACCTCAACGAAGCCGCGCGCCGCTCGGGCGTCGCCGAGAACGACCTGCCGTGGCAGAGCTACGTTTTCGAAGCCAAGTGGCAAGTCGCCGACGGTTCGTGGCAGTATTACTTTCCTGACTACCTCGACGAAGAGCGACTCGAGTCCATGCGCCTCAAGACCGACGTGCGGCGCTTCAATGCCTGGATGTATAACCGGATGGTCGATCCGGCCGAGAAACCGTTTAAGCCGCAAAACATTCACAAGTTCTCGGGAAAGTACGAGTTCTCGTATCCGTACAAGCGGACGCTCACGCTCCTGGACCCGCAGTATGCCGGCGAGAAGGTGCGGCTCTACGTCGCGCTCATCGTCGACCCGGCGCTCACCGACGAGACCGGATCGTGCGGCTACGGGTTGACGGTCACGGGGTTCGCTCGCGACCGGCGGCAGTTTACGCTTGAGTCTCGCGAGCGCGTTCTGCTCCCGTCGCGCGCGCTTGAGATTATTAAGCAGATGCTCCTGACCTATCGGCCTAACCGGGTCGTCATCGAATCGGCCGGCGGAGACGCTTGGCTCATCGTGGAGATCGGAAAGTTCATCCAAAAAGAGGCGCTCGATTGCGTCGTGCAGCCCTTCTCGGCCCTGCAGCACGAGAAGTCCGGACACCGCGCCAAGCACCAACGGATCAGGCGGATGGAGACCTACGTCTCAAGTGACCAGTGCTTCTTCCGCATGGCCGACGATCCGAGCCAGGTCGATCACTACGGCGGATACTGCTACGACCTTTTGCAGCAGATCGACAAGTGGCCGTCGCTCATCCGAAACGACGCGATCGATTCCTGGGCGATGGGCCACTACGTTCTTCCGTTCGTGCCGGCCGACGAGGGAGATTACCAGGAAGACTTACCGACGGCCAACCCGCCGGAGTGGGATATGTCATGGACGGACTCCGACGGCAACGTGCATGGGCTATCGGCCGACAAAGTTTCGCGCCTTGCGATGGGTCCGCCGCCCGGCGCCGACGCCGCCCGCTGGCTCGAGACGCTCGAGTTTGGTTCCGATCCGGGAACCTATCGGCCCGGTTCGGCGACAAGATCGTACCTTCAAAGGCGGAAAAGGGCGGGATGAGGTGGTATAATCGCCTCACTATGTACCGACTCGCCCGAAAGGGGTGCGCAAGTGCCAGCTAACGTCAGTCAAAAGGCCAAAGCGAGGGTGAATACCGTTCAGACGCTCCAGACGTCGCTCGGAGTCACCGGTCCCAAGTCGCTCCCCGGCCGCGGCGCCGCAACGCAAACGCTCGTCGATAGCCTCAAAACCGGGCAGACCATGAAGCGCAAGGCGACCAAGATCGGTCGCAACTCACTGCGCGACTCGATGGGGCTGTAGACGATGGCGACGTCGATCAAACAGCGCCCGAAAGTCACCAAGAAGAGCAACGCCAAGGCCAAGAAGGTCGGCGGCGGCAAGGGTGGCGTGAAGCACGTGCACGGCCTCAGCCAGCAGAAAGAGAAGACCGCCAAAGGTAAGGGCGGCCACGGAACCGTCGAGCTCCCCAAGGGCGTGCACATCGTCGAGTATCCCGGCGAAGGTAAAGGGAAGGGTTTCGGCCCCGGAGTCAAGGTAGTCGGCAAGGGCGGCTAAACGCCGCGTGCCGAGGAAGAAAAAACTCACAAGGAC